GTCATTCCTTTAATATTTGTTTGTTGGTCTTCCATAGAAGAAACTTTAAAATCAAACTGCGCAGGATTCACACTCTCCCTCCTCTACTGAACTTAACTCACACATTCTATTTAACTCTCCAAAATATTTGGTTTTTATCATACTCCAAGTTTATGGTTTTGTCCACCCATAACAAGATTTTCTTACACCACGCAAAACTGCATCAAGACCACATTTAATATTATGTTCTTTTGAAAATTGTTTTATACTATCAAAGGTATAAATTTTTCCATCTGGACTTTTAATCGTGTAAATTTTTTTCTCTAGAATTGTTTCTGGTAAAGTCCATCCCTTATGTTGAATATATTTTCCACGCAAAACATTACCAACTCCTCCTGAATTTAAATCATTTTTATCACAAAATTCTTTAAAGTTTTCAAAGATAATTATTTCTCCATTTGGATTTTTCAATTTGTATATTTTTTTATCTTTTCTCTCTAGTGCTTTTTTTCTAATTTTTTCTCTTGTTTCTGGTGAATGGGTTTTACCATACATAGGATTGTTTTCACCAGAATTTTGTTCACTTAAAATTTGACTACGAACTTTTAAGTATTCTTGTGAGAATATTCCAATACCTTCTTTTTTACATTTTTTTCCCCAATCACTCCTTTCCTCATAAGATAATCCACAAATCCCAGTTTTATTATCTCTGTTTTTAGCACCACCTATTTTTCCAGCAGCACTTCTTTCATCAGCAGTCATAGCAAATATTCCAAGACCAAGTTCTTTTGCTTTTTGTCCTGCTTTTTTACCATTTTCTTTTTTTTGTTCTGGGGTTTGTGAAAATATCCCAAGTCCATTTTCTTTTACATAATTTCCATTTTTTACTCGTTGTTCTTTTGTGAGAGAACAAACTCCTCTTTTTAATTGTGCATTCTTGTTTCCAATTACTTTTCCATTCCTTCTTCTTGCTTCTCTAACACCTTCACTAACAATATATCCACTTACACCATCACCACCATTAGTAAGATTGCGAAGAATACCCGTCCCCAAATCTTTTCTACCAAACATTAGGATATAAAGTTTTTCTAATTCAAATGCTTCTTGTTCTGTTAGATTTTTTTTAATTATTTTAATTCTGTTTTTATCTCTTGGAGGACTAACACTTTCCTTTTTCCCCTTTACAAAGCATCTATTATCTCTACCTTTTCCAATATAATATGGACTCTTATCTTCACGAAGATAAGAATAAACATAAAAATTATTCATAACTCCACTTGTATCCTTTGCAGTGTTTAAATTTTCCTTCACAAGTATATTTGATATTAGAAGGAGTTGTTCCTACAAATTTAGCAGCATCACTAATAGATTGAAACTCTCTTAAAAAGTTTCCTTCAATATCATACTGAAATACTTTGGTTCTTTTTATATTTGGATTATTTCTAAGAGTTTGAGAAGTTTTAGATTTACTTTCTTCTTTATGTGATTTTCCAGCAAATCCACAAGGAGATGGTTGCCCTTTTCTCATTCTACTTAGTTTGTCTTTAGTTTTTTGTGTATGATGCTGCCCATAAAAAGGATTTTTTTCTCCAGTATATTTTCCCTTTCTTTTTTCAGAAAGAAAGTTTTTAGTTTCTTCAGTATGCCTAAATCCAAGAATTCCATTATCTCCACCAATAGTTTGGTTGTAATCTGGTTTTAATTTAGAAATCCAAAATACTTCTCTATCTGGTAAATTTTTTTCACATACCTCAACTTCTTCAATGATAAAATTTTCTTTACCATATTTTCTTATTGCTTTATGGAAATAAGAATTTGAGTTTCTAATTAATGCATCATAACAATGATTATTAAATCTGTATTTCAATTTCTTTCTGGTCATACCAACATAAAACTTACCATTAACTTGATTAGTTATTTTATAAATGCGACCTTCCATAAGATAAAATAAAGACCTATTACTATTTATAATAACAGGTCTTTACACTTTCGTCAAATTTTACAACTTTCGCAATCTTCCTCTTCGGCACCAGAAAGTTCTTGAAGAAGTGATTGAAGGTCTTGTTTTGGTTCTTCTACTACCTCATCAGTTTTAATATCATATGTGTTTTGATAATAACTTGTTTTCCAACCATAACGATATGTGGATAATAAATCCCGTGCCATTACTGAGACAGGAACTTCATTATTGGCATAATTTTCTGGATTGTATGACCAATTTCCAGAAATTGCTTGGTCAAAATATTTTTGCATCATAGCAACAACATTAATATAACCACGATTGGAATCCATTTCCCAGAGAAGAGTGTAATGGTTTTTAAGGCTTCCATATTGAGGGACAATCTGCTTAAGTGGACCTTTCTTCGATTTTTTAACGGACAAGTAATCCCTTGGAGGTTCGATTCCATTGGTTGCATTTGACACAACGGAACTGCTCTCTGAAGGCATTTGTGCGGACAGTGTTGAGTGCCTGAGACCGTGAGCCAGGATGGATGCTCTAAGATTTTCCCAATCATGTTGTAATGGAATTGAAGAAATTTCGTCTACGTCAGTTTTATAAGTATCAATTGGAAGAATACCATCAGAATACTTAGTACGACCAAAGTATTCACAATGTCCTTTTTCCTTAGCAAGTTGATTGGATGCTTTCAGAAGATAATACTGGAATGATTCAGACAGTCCATTTACGGCATCCCATGCCTCCTGAGAGTCGTAATTGAATCCAAGTTTAGCAAGATAATGAGCAAGACCAATAAAACCTACTCCAAGAGATCTACGTGCCTTTGTGGCAATCTCTGCTGCCTTTACAGGATACTTCTGATAATCAATGAGTTCTTCAAGTCCACGAACAGAAAGATCACAAAGATCTTCTAGTTCTTCATCCGACTTTACTTTCCCAACATTAATAGCAGAAAGAATACAAAGAGCAATCTCTCCAATATTGTCATCGATATGTTGAATAGGATCGGTCGGAAGTGTAATCTCTTGGCAATTATGAACTAAAATATCATTTGCAAAGAAATTATGAGTATCCTCTACTGTAATATCATAAACTGGAATTTCTTCTTCTAAGTATTCAATCTTAAGCATTTTTGTTTCTCCTGTTTTGCCACATAATAGTTGAATTTACAGATGCCTTTTCGGCAAGATTTTTTCTTTCTTCTAAAGTCCTATGATTTGGATTAAATTTTAAACCACTTCTTTCTTCAAGAATTTTAGTATAATTTGTTCTTTTTCCTCCAAATCTATTTTTAGAAAAACTTTTAGGAAACTCTACATTCAATTCCTTTTGGCAGAATTTAATTAATCTTTTTAATCCAGGAATAAATTTATATTTGTTGATAAACTTCATTCCAAAATCAATTAATTGTTCATCACTATAACCAGAATGGTTTGGATTATTATAACCAGTAGTTCTTATGGAAATACCATTTCTCCACTCTTCCTGAACCTCCTGTGAGCATCTTGGAAGCATCCAACCACCAGTTCCTCCTGAAGTGGCATTATAACCTTTACTATCACTTTCAAAGAGTTTGATAAAGTGAGTTTCTTTTTCATTAATAAAGTTTTCATCTTCAGTTTGGTAAGTTTCAATCACAGATAAGTCCCAACAATCTTCTCCATATTTTCTAATTGCAGAATGAAATCTAAATTTAGAACCATTTCTTGCCGAAGATAAATGACGAGACCAACGATGCTCCAAAGAGTATTCTGTTTTTCCTATGTAAGGTTTTCCGTTTTTTTTATTGGTAATTTTATAAACAATATATGTTTTCATTATAGGAAGTGTAATCTCATAACTATTTATAAAATACAGACATTACACTTCCTATCTATTTTATATGTCAAGTATCATTAATTCGTCAGTTTCAGTTAGATCTTTTGCCATTACATATCCACGATTTTTTGTGAATATTTTATGATCTGGTGTTACCACAATACTTTTACCGCTTTCTTCGTCAGTAATTTTCATTACCTTTGCTTTTGGTGAAGTTTGTGCAAAAGCAGTAATTGGTTGTATAGAAAAGAAATTATCCTCAAAACTATAAGAAGCAACTTTTATATTTTCAATTTTAACTCCATTATCAATCAATTTTTGCAAATCTTCAATTTTAATAGTAAAAGATACATTAGACATTAATGAAACATAATCAGTAGCAATTGATTCGCATAAGTCAAAAACATCAGGTTTTCCCAAATCAACCTCAACAAAAATTTTTGTATCACCAGCAACACATAGATTACTCATATTCACTTTATCTTTAAAAGAAGAGTGAGAATTGCAGTGGTCGATATTCATAAGGTAGATACGACCCGTTTCTGCACGTTCTTTGAGAAGGTTAAGAATAAGTTCTTGTGCCTTAAGAGTCTTTTTCGGAATGGACGGATCTTTCTCATATGAACAGTAGAGATCATCAAAAGTAGAGAGTCCGAAAGAATCATAAAGTCCAGGTACATCATGTGGGGAGAAAAGCGTGATCTCACCGTCTTGAATAAATCTTTCATAGAACAACTTACTGATTTGGATAGAATAATCAAGTTTACGGACACGATTATCTTCCGTTCCCTTGTTATTCTTAAGAACTAAAATGTCTTCTATTTCTTGGTGCCAAATTGGGAAGTGGACTGTCGCGGATCCACCTCGTATGCCATTTTGCGTGCAACATCTGACAGTTGCTTCAAACTTCTTGAGAAATGGTACAACACCCGTATGTTGAACTTCTCCCCCTCTGATTTTACTGTT